GGCACGGGTGCATTGACGTTTAGGTGCTCGAACTCCAGCCATATCAATAGCTCCTGCTAATTCAAACTCTACAACATCTCTATTTTCTGCTGCTTTTCGATCTACTGTATAAACTTGACGTTTAAATTCTGCTGTAGGATCTGGTGTTCCTAAAGGATTGCTGCCACCACTAAAATTGGCAGCATCTAAAAATCTAGCCATTGTTCTTATTCTTGTAAACGTAGCACCTGTTAAATCATTACCCGTAGTAGTTTGATTAACAAGTAAAAGTATGGCTGATATAGTTCCCAAAGCATTGCTTACAACAAGTTTTGGTCTTGGTATTTGACCACGTTGATATGCAAAACCTGTGGCTTCTATTGGGAATCTTTGGTAAGAATTACCAGCCCATACTATTTCACCGTTTGCATTAAGGTTAGATCCAGAATGAAATCTATAAATTGTATTCGCACCATGTAAAGAATTGTCTAGCTGTAACGTAAAAAGTTCAATAATTGCAGAGGGATTTATTTTTTGAACTTCACTAAATACAGGAGCAGTACTCATGGTTCAAATACCTCTCTAAATGTTGCCTGTATTGTAGCTCTGTTTAAATATGGGATTGATTTAGACCATGTTTCGCAGACAAATTTAGATGAACTAGCCTCTCCTGGTGGAGTAAAATCAAAACTGGCACTATCATTTGCTCTTGCATCTAAAAAAGTTTCTATTGTATCTGCATCCGTTTCTGATACGTTAAAAGTAAAATTAAATATCTTTGGATTTTGATGTTGAGCTAATCCAAATAATATTCTATGTTCATATCCATCAGCAAAACGAACTGTTCTAGTGTTTGGTGCGGATCTTTTTTGTTGCCCGTATGTTGGAGTGATTGAAGGAAAAGTAGCCATTATGCAAGTAAACCTCCAGGTCTTTTCTGTTGTACTAATTCAGATTGTACCGCTACTGAAATAAGACGACCAAGTTCTCTTCCTCTTTCTTCATCTCCTTCAACAGAAGAACCAGAAGCGTCTACATTTACTACAACATTTGTGCCACCACCAAGAGCATGATTTGGTGTAATCATTCCAGAAACTCCAGGTGTAAACATTTCTGGCCCACGTTCTCCTACTAAATAACTACTTCCACCTTTTACGGGTCCACCTTCTGCCATAGCTCCTCTATATGCAGGATTTGAAGGCATAAAACCTGCTGTTCCTATATTCGTACCAGAAGCAGTTGTTAATGATCTTCCACCAGTAATACCAGCACCACCAAAGGGTTTGGTAAAAAGGCCCATAATTCCTGCTCTTATTTGTGCTGCTAATATCTGTGCTGCCATATCCAAGAAATGATCTGCTGTACGTTGAAATAAATTTCTTAAAGCATCTTGAGCAGACATAGAACCTTTTACGATACCTTTAAATGATTCTGCAAAACTTGCACCAATACTTCTACTGAAAGCATCAACCTGTCTTAATGGATCTAATAATTTTTTTAATTCATCTTGCGGAGCTTGAATTATTGCTTGCCTTTCTAATTCTTCAGTAATTTGTCTTTGAAGATCTAAAAGTTCTCTAGTTTGTTGTTTGTTAAGTTCATTTTCATCTATAAGTGCTTTAACTCTTTCATCTCTAAAAAATTCTGCCTTAAACATTTGTGAATATCTTTTTTGTTCTTCTTTTGTCATTTTTTCTAATATTCCCAAAGATCGCACAATGCCATCCTGATCTTGATAGAAAAACTGTTTGAAGATAGCGTCTGCTTTTTGCCTATCTTCAAGTGTTACCTTATTTATGTTTTGTATTTTTTCATCAAGCTCTTTTTGTTCTTTTAAATTTTCTAAATAAACTTTTGCTTCAGTCAGCCCTCCTTTATTTAATATCTCTAAAGTTTTTTGTGCTTGTGTAATACTTATTTCATTAGCATCAATTAAAGGTTGGATAGCTGATATTAAAGAATTAGCATCCTTAGATATAGAAGCATATAACTTAAAAGTTGAAGGATCTCCAAATACTTGTGTCAAGATAGTTCTTTGTGCTGCATCAAATCCTCCAAAGGCATTAACAGCAGTTAATACTTCATCCTTCGTCAGTTTTAATTCTTTTGCTAGATTATTAATCTGACTTGCTGTAAATGTAGAAGTTCCACCTACTTCTTTTATTGCAGTATTTATCTTGTCAATTTCTTTTCTAAAATCAATAGCTTGTTGAATTTGTTGAGCTATTACAGTACCAACAATAGACAAAGAGAAACCAAACTGACCACCTATTGCTCCACCAAGAGCACCACCAATTCCACCTCCGAGTGCTCCTAAACCACCTTGACCAAATAACAGAGGAAAGCCACCACCAATCGCTGCACTACCAATAGCACCTCTAGCTCCACCTCTAAATAAACCAGGTCCACTTTTACCAGCTTTAGTAGAACCAGCAGTAGTTTTAGCTAATTTTTGTGTTTCTAGTACACCTTGCCTTAATGCTCTATTTTGTGACCTCTGCAATCTTAACTGTGCAGCTTTCATATCTCTTATTTCTTTATTAGCTTTCTTTTCTTTTAATAAGTCTTTAAATTGCCTTTCTTTATTACGTCTAATAGATTTAGCAATAGGATCACCAGCAGAACCGAATCCAAAATTACTTCCTTGTCTCCCTGCCTGACTTGCAGCAATATTTCTTAAAATTCTTGGGTTATTATCTACTGTCATCATTTGCAATGGTCCTTGCATTGGCATTGGACCTTGCATTGGCATTGGACCAATAAATTGTTGAGGACCAAAAGGTACAGGAGTTCTACCAAGTCTTTTATTCATGTTTCTTCTATTTCTCTCTATTGATTTTTGTGTTGCAGTATCAAAGACAGTAGGGCTTGCTACTTGCGAAGCACCTCGACTAAATTGAGCAAAATTTGATCCTTTTCTAATACTTTCTAATATTGCCTGTCTTTTTTGTAATTCAGAATTATATTGTCTTTCTGCATTAACTAATTCTCTTGATACAGCTTTAAATTCTTTTGCACCTCTTACTGCTTCATTAAAATTTGTTTGTGCTTTTCTTAAAGCATTTCCATAACCAATTATATTGGCAATTCCAAATTTAGAAGTTTGACCTATTTCACTTAAACCTTGTACTGTTTCTCTTACTTTTTTTCCTGTCTGATCTAATTGTTTATTAAAAGCTACAAGTTTATTAGTATTTTTTATAGAAACTAAAAAATCAATATTATAATTAGCCACTTACTATAAAAATTAAAACATTTTTTCTATATTACCTCTTTTTAGCTCGTAAAGCACTAGATCGTTGTGCTTGTTCTTTTTGTTTTTCATACTCTTCGCTTTCAAGCTCTGCAAAAGCAGCCCACCCTATCATTTCTTCAATAGTCAAAGTTTCACATAATTCAGCTACAGTTTTATGTAGTTGTTTTGCTAATGAATAAATAAATTTCCAATCGTTATTAGCTTTTTAAATCGGCTTTAGCCTGTTTTACCTCCTTATCAGCACCAGCTTGTACCATCGCAAGTTGTATCTCTTCAAGAACAGATGCTTCAATTTCTCTTCTTAAAGATGCTTTATCTCCATCTTGAAAAAGTCTCCCACCATCTTTATCTAATGATTTTTCAATCATCATCTGTAAAGCGTAATCATTAAAATCATCTGTATTGCTTTTCTTTTGTATAGATTCTCTTTCAGCAATAGTTAAAGGATGCCAATAAACAGTAAGAATAATCTCGTCATCTTGTTTGATGTCATGTTTATAAAGTTGAGAAACACCAAACTTGTTTCTTAATAGATCAACTGCTCTAGTCATATATAAAAGTAATATTACATTACTATACTACGCATTTGCAGTAAATTGACAAGTTATTAAACCAAGAAAATGTGCAGAATCATCTAAAAGAATAGGTGCAGGGCCAACAATATCTAAAACTCTAGGTTTACAACTAAAAGTATCTGTATAACCAGAGGCATTAACAGAAGTAAGTCCATCAATTACAGCTTCTCCTAATTCAGATAAAGTGGCACTACCTTTTCCTTTTGGAACATAAACATTACATTGAATAACACCAGAATAAAAATCTTGAGATGCTCCCTGTGTTTGAGATGTGGCCTGTCCAAAATCTATTGACATGATTATGTATTTTTTAGTCTTACCAGGTGTCTTATACACCATATTGTCATAAACCATTTCTACAGTTGGATCTACGTCTGCAACTGCATCTGTTACTGCTTTTTCAAAAGCTGCTCTGGTGTTAACTAAAGTCATAAATTAGTGTAATCAACAAATTCTCTAGTTGGATCAGCAAATGGCCCAATACCCTTCCCACCTTTGAGTCTTTTAGCTCCAATTCCAATTTTAGCTTTATCTGTAAATATCGCATTTACAAGTGGTTTAAGTGTTCCAGAATATTTAGCAACCTTACTTCTGGGAGAAGCTAAAGCACTAGCAGCATACTCTGATCTATTTCCTATATAAACTTTAGAAAAGATTTTAAAATTAAATTTTATATCAGGTATAAATCTTGGAGAAACAATATAATCATCTGCTGGTCTACCTTCCATTGAAGGTTCTATTTTACTCCACGGAAAATGATTTTCTCTTGGCTGATCTGGTCTAGGTCTTTGTGTACTAGCTGTCCAACTTGAAGCAAAAAAACCAGTATCAATAGGACTTATTGAATCAAGCTCTCTATCTTCAGATAATTCAAGTAATGCCGACCTAATAAAATCATTAAAATCACGGGTTAACAAATCTTCGTTATCTTTTTTTACTAATTTACTACTAAAAGGTTTACGTCTTGCCATTACAACCTCACCAATAAAGTAAACAGATAAGTTTGACCACCCTGTTTTGTATCTATATTAATTATCTGCCCAACTCTTGTAGATCCAGCATAAGTTATTGTAACTTCATCATCAAAATTTGGTTGATTATCACCTATTAAATCAGGTGTAATGTATATCTTTGCCTCTCTTCTTTCCCTTCCATCAGTTTCAGTAGATCTGATAAACTCTATGGGAACTTTTAAGTCTGAATAAGTCGTGTCTATAGTGACGTTTTCTCCTTTGTCTATGTTATATGTAGAAGTTCCTTTTTTTGTATAGGTAATAGTTGAATCTAAGGAACTACCTAAAGTTGCCACTATATCTTTAGCAACGCTTTTTAATAATGAATCTAATTGACCTGCCATTATCCTCTAACTACTCTCATTTGAAAAGTACCTGCTCCACCTAACATATATGCTCCAAGATAACTTTGTAACCAAGGGTATTTATCCATTATATTATTTACAGTTCCAGTACCTTGACTTTTTGTGTTGTATTTTACTTGAATATCTCCTAATTTTACTTGTTCTATATTTCCGTCTGTACCAGTATTACCTGTCATGGCATCTGTTTCATTAGCTAAAGCTCTAGCTAATTCATATTGTGCATATTTAATATTATTTGGAATTGTAGAGCAACTTAACTCAACTCTATCTACCTGATAGTTTGTTCTTGGAAATTTCAATGCTTGATTTTCGTCACATCTATCTCCTTGAAATACAAAAGTATCAATCCATCTTGTAGCAGCTATTAATGATCTATTTTTCTGATCGTCTGTTTTATTAGTCCAAGTGCTTGAATCAGGTGCGGTTTCAAAATAACTATTAGCTTCTGTCAATGTGACATAACTATTAGCAGTTTCACTTTTTAAAGTTGCGTTTATAGTAGCTGCCACGATTGATAAAGTAATTTAGTTTTATTGTAGCGTAAAGAAAAAACCCCACCAATAATTGATGAGGTTTAATGACCACATTTTAATCTTAATAAAAATTAAGACTTAAGACCATTAGATAATGGTGTGTTTACAAAGATTTCAACCATAGGAATCTGGTCGATGTCATAAGTTACACCATAATTAGATCCAGTTCTAAGTGCTGAGTTAGCAGGGTTATCAGAAGCAGATGTCCACTTAGTACCCATAACGTGATACGCAGTATGGTAATCAACAGACATAACATCTTGCTTAGATAAGATGTTTC